TAGGAGCTTATTTCTAAGCTCCCGCAACTTCTTCTACAGTTTTAACTGCTGGTATGTATTCTTCTAGTTTTGTTACATCAAATACAAATGCTGTATTATCATCTGTAGCTCTACCGTTTGCATATCCTTTTCCGATTACTACGTCAGCATCGTCCATAGCCATTGTTTGGTCATAATTTTTAATACCGAAATTAGATAATCCCATTGTATATTTCTTTGGAATTACTAATGCTGCTTTTCCTTCTGGGTTATTTGCTGATGTTTTTACAGTTAAGTTTTTATATGAGCTGATTAATCTTCCCTCTCTATCATATATAGCTGGTGCAACATAATCGGCTTCGTCATTTGGGTGACAAACTAATACTAACTTATCAAATGTTCTTAATCCATTTTTTGACAAATACTTTTTAGCAGCTGCTAAAGCTTTTGGTGTAAATGCTGTTAAGTTATTTGCTGTTTTGTCTTTGTGTGTTCCATCTTCATTAGAAGAACCGATTTGTTTATAAATACCTATAGGCATATCTTTTCCTGTTCCTTGTAAATATCCAAACTCTAAACCATCGTTTAAAGCTTCTTTTAATATAGCTGTGAAATATTTATCAACAAATGGTAATGCTAAATCTCTAATAGCTTTTGGTATTACCAAATAAGCTGTTAATTTACTTACTTCGATATTTAATGTAGAGAATGTTCCTTTTAATTCTCCTTTTATTTCGTCTGTTAATTCTCCCCATGAATATGCTCCTGTTTTATCAGCAATTATCCATCTTTTTACATTAGCTGGTGTAAAATTAACATCATTTAATATTCCACTTTCTTTTTTTACATTTTCTAATGTAACGTCTACTATTGAAGTTGGTAGAATATCAATTTGGTCTCCTGGTAATGCTTGTTTTACATCTTTTAGAGCCTCATAAAACTCTTTTTCTTCTTTAGATAAAGTTCTTAATCCTAAAGATTTTGCATAAACTTCATCACTTTCTGCTCTTTGAGCTTGTTCTTGAATTTCATTAATTAGTTCTTCATTTTGTACTGACATAATTTTGTCTATTGCATCTACTACTGCTTGAGATTTATCCTCTGTTTCTTGAAGAATTTTTAAAGCCTCTTCTTGAGCTTGTTTCATTTTTGTTTCATTAAATTTCATATTTTTTTACCTTCCTTTTCTAAAATTTTTTTGTATTAAAAAAAGACGTCCAAGCGTCTTCTTTAATCTGATTTAAATTTTCATTCTGTCTAATTTCATTTTGTGTCTTTTGCATACTTTCAAGTTCATTATTTTTTTCTTCGATTGTATGCTGTAATTCTTTGTTTTTCATAACTAAGTTATAAACGAAGTCTGCCTCTAGAGATTGCATACTGTCTTTTCTAACTTGAGTAGTAGAAAATCCTAGTTCGTAAGCTTCTTTTGAAGTAATCCATTCTTCTCTATCCATCATTTCTTTTATTTTCTCTTCCGGTTGTCCAGTTTTAGAAACATAAATATTAACTGATGGTTGAGTAATTTTTTCTAAGTCTTCAGCAACTTTTTTCATTGCATTTGAATCACCTCGTGCTTCTGTCCATGCATTGTGAATCATAAGTAATCCATTTTCTGGCACAACTCTTTCTTGTCCTGCCATAAAAATTACAGATGCAGCACTACAAGCAAATCCATCTACAATAGTTTTTAAATGTCCCTTAAATTCAGATAATAAACTATAAATTGCTAAGCCCTCTGAAACTGAGCCACCATAAGAATTGATTCTTACTGTTAGGTTTGGTGTATCTACAGCATTTAAAGCATCTTTCAATGAAAATGCTTCTGTTACATCTTCACCAATCCCAAGCCATTTTTCAATAATTCCTTTTTTTCTTATGTCTCCATAAACATATAACTCTGTCTCCGATTCACTTACTTTCTTAAAGTTTAAGAATTTATCCATCTTCTTCCGCACCTCCTTTCACATTTGCATAATTTTTAGTTATATAATGTTCATTTGCCCAATCTTCATCGATTAAAGGCAAGCCTAATAACTCATTTATTTCATTTCTACTAAATCTACTTGATGTTAACTTATCAATTCCTGTTGCAGAGTCTAAAATATCTCTGTGTGTTATGTTATGTTTATTAAACTCTACGTATTCACCTTTTAAATAGCTTTCTTTTCCAACTAAACTTAAATTAAATCCATCTTCTAACAACTCAAAATATGGTTCTACTGCAAAGGTTATAAAGTCGTTTGTTCCTGTTGATTTTTCTGTTTTACTGCCATAAAAAATATCAAGTGGTATATTCCATTTTTGTGCCACTTGATCTCCTATTTTCTTAAATATGCTTTCATAATCATTTGAGTTTTTATTGTTTGCTTTATTTTGTGCATTCAATTCTTCTAATCCAAATTGCTCTGATAATAAAATAATTGCTTCTTCTTCGCTTAGCAATCCTTCTGTAATTTTATCTTTATATTTTTCATAACTAATTGGCTCTTTAGTTTCGGGGTCTATTAAAGTAGGTTGATTTCCTGGATTCTTTAACCTCCATTTTGAAGTATTATTTCGTATAAACGCTTTTTGTATAGCTTTTAGTATTTTGTTAGTATTGTTTGAAAAGTCTGTACTTGCTTTTAATAAATCATCATTTTTTATTGAAAAGTATATTGAATTTTCGCTATTATAGGTTTTTCGTATTGGTAATGAATTTCCTTCATCATCTGTTATTGTTATATTATTAAATGTTTTTCCATATAAAATATTATTGTCGGCATCAAAGGTATCAGCTACATATAAGTAATTAGTTTTCAACTTCTTATTGATTAAAATTAATGCTTTCTGGGCTGTTAAAAGTTTCGTTATTAATTTATATATAAAACTTGTTCCTTTTTCGTTTGGATTAGGCTGTATATTTAATGTCCAATACAATTCACCTTTGTTTTTCTGAACTTTCCCTTTAATATTTTCAAATGTTTGTATTTCACATTTCGCGATTGTTTTAGCAATCAAATCTATTGCATGAGCTTCCGCTAATGTGTATATGTAATTCTTAATGTCGTTGTTACCTGTTAATATATCAACTATACTTATAAACTCGCCTTTTTCATTTTTAAAAATCTTGTCTAGAATCATCTGTTCACCTCCTACATATAAACATAAATGACCTCTTCATCTAGTAACTCTTGTCCACTCATTGCTGCAACAAAAGCCATAAAGGGGTCGTTTTTTCTTAATTTAGGTTCTATTTTTTCATACTTCTTATTTCCATCTTTACCAATTTTAACTGCTGTATTATTTATTGCCCAACGCATAATCGCACTATTGCCAATGTTTATTTTTCCTTCTGCAAATGCAACTTCAATTCTTGGAGCAACTATAGCAGTAATGCTGTCAAATCTTCTTATCATTCTAACTTGCCCATATGGATTTTCTTTTGTTTCTATAGTTATTCCATATTTTTCAAAAATCTTTTTGAGTAATAAGAATCTATACATATCCATTATCCATTTTTTTATGTTATACTTTGTCATTTCTGCTATTAACCATAAAACAATTTCTTCTGCATCTATAGTTTCTGTATTTACTACTTCAAAATCTGTAAACCCTTCTTGTCCAATGTTATCAAAAGGAAATTTTATATCCCCAAAGAATTTGCTTTTCGAACAGATCCATGTTTTTTGCCTCCAAATATATTCTCCATCTCGTTTGAATAAAAATCCTGCACTTGCAAAGTCATTCAATGATGCATAGTCAATTCCTATTACAGCATTTCTTCCTTCAATTGGTCCTGTTTCTCTTGGAATTTCGTGTTCAATATCCTTATAAGATGCTTTTAAAATATTACTCCAATCAGTAACTGCTTGTTCTTCATCTTGCTGTGGCAAATTCATTCTTTTTGCATAAAACTCTACTCTATAAGATTTTTGTTTTTGCATTTTTATATAGTCTTTAATTATTTCATTTAATAAAGTAGGTCTATATCTTAAACTTGGATTTGCCTGAACCCACTCAGTTATATTTATATCTTTTTTGTTTCCTGTTTTCAAATATTTTTTCATTGGAATATCTACAAGTTCCTTTGAATTTATTTTATAAATAATAGGTAACAATCCTAAAAGATTAGCTTCCCCATTCAAGATTGGAGTTGACAATGATATTTTTTCATCTAAAGGTCCTTCTCTAACTGTTCCGTTCGTGGTAATAGTTACTGTTCTTGAATGTATTATTTTACCCAATCCTGATGTATAAACATTTAGTTGTTTATAGTCTTCATACGCATGAAGTTCGTTAAATATGATCATTCCCGTTTGCTTACCATCTTTTGTTTTTGCATTTGCTGTATTGTATCTTAAAATTGAATGAGTTATTTTGTTTATAATTTCAGTCTTATTCCAATAAAAATATTTTTTCATTATCAGCTTGTTATCTTCAAGCATTTGATAAACTACATTAAAAGAATTTATAGCTTGTTCTTCAGATGTAGCAACAATATCTATATGATAATTTTTTACTCCATAATAATGAGTTTGTAAAAAATTAGCTAAAGGCATTATCATTCCATCTTTTCCATTTCCTCTTCCCATTAATATAAAAATATCTGGAAATATAACAACATCTCTATTTTTATCTTCATACATAAAAACGAATGCATATATAAATTTTTGATATGGAAATAATTTATAATACCATTTTTCACAATACTTAATACACTTGTAATATTTATCTTCATCAAAAAAGACATCATCTCTCGATAATGTCGGTTTTATTATATTTTTGATTAATAATTTTATTTCGTCATCTGTTTCATTTGGATTTTCTTCAACAAATTTTATATATTCATCTATTTCATGACAACAAATCATCTTTGCCATCACCTACTTTAGGGCCTTCATCTGGTTCTTTTAAATCTAATTCTTGTAGTATTTTTAACATTTGTGCATTAATATCTTTTAAGTTCTTAACACTTTCATTTGGTTTTTCTGTAGAGTATCCATTACCGGTCATTGATTTATATCTTAAACCATGATCTCTTATATCCTGTTGCAAATCTTCTTTCAATCTAACAAAAAAGATATAGTCTTCAACCATATCTTCAAAATGTTTGCCTAACTTACTTTGATTTAATAATTGTGTTTTTAAATCTTCTCTTATCGTTTCAATCTTTTCTTCAACCGACTTTTTTCTTTCTTGTTCTTCTATATTTATTTCACTTTGTTTTTTTGCTGTTTTACATAAATTATCTATATTGTTTTCAATAATATCTAATTCATTTTCTATCTTTTTTGTTTTATTTTTAGCATTTTTTTTGTTTTTTTTACCAGTTGGCATTGTATCTACCCCCTTTCACGTGTAAATTCAAAAAAGTTGGACAGTCCCGACCACCACACCCGCTCCCCTTAAGCAATTTTTTCTTCTAGATTTTGACCGGGGTATCCGCTTCTAATTTTCTTTATATTTGTATTCCATTTTTGATACTATTGGCTTTCCATCTGCGTATTGTGTTGTTGATATTATTTCGATTATATCTTCATTTACTAGTTCATCTTCTGTAGTATCTAATATAACTTCTTCACTTTGTATTGTTCTTTTATGTAGTTCATCTATTATTCTATTTTGTTCTTTTATTCTATTTCTATATTGTTCTATTTCTTCTGCTAAATTTTCTATTATTTCCCTGTCACTCATATTAAATTCATTCCTAAATCTTGTAATTCTTCTTCTAGTTTCTTCATATCTGCTTTGTTTTATTTCTATATTTGTATCTGTTGCCATCATCCTTCCT